ACGATTCCTCCAGGCTGATGCGGCCCGTTTGGAATTCGCCGGCTCGCTCGGCTTTTGCAAGCCGTTGACCACCTCATCGACAATTCCGAGACCAAACGCCTCGGTCGCCGTAAGGTAGGTGTCTTTGTTCATGAGCTCCCGAAACTCATCGGCCGGCCGGCCGGATTTCGCCGCATAGACCGCGGCCAATTGCCCATCGATTTTGGCCAGTACGTCCGCCAATTCCCGCAACTCCTGCTCATTTCCGACGGTCCATGTCCAGGCATCGTGAACCATGATCTGCGAGATTTCGGCCGCTTTAATGGCATCGCCGGCCATCATGATCAGGCTGGCAGCTGATGCCGCCATTCCTTCCACGATTGTCGTGACTGTCGCGCCATGCCCGAGAAGCTGGTTGAATATCGTCATGCCATCCCAGACGTCGCCGCCGGGTGAGTTGATGCGCACTATCAGCGGCCGCTCGCCAACGGCCGCCAGCTCGGCCGCGAATCGCTTGGGCGTCATTCCCTCGCCAGTCCACCAATCCAAGCCAATAAACTCGTATAGCAGCAGTTCCGCGGCGTCACTATCGGCGGCATCACGAAACTCAATCCGCGACTGCTCCCGCGTCGGCGCGTGCTGAATGGCACTCGCCAGTCTCCTCGGCACGCCGCAGCCAATCATCTGCTCGTATCGCGTCAGCACCATGTCAGAGCCCTCCGGTAATCATGTGCACGACCTCGGGCGGTCGCTTGTCTTCCCAATCAGCGGTAGCGGCCTCCAAAGCAGCCGCCGCACAATCTTGCTCCACGGCCGACAGGGTGCTGACGATCAGTCGCATGGACTGGTCGCAGTACCACGTTGCGACATCGGCGGCCGATACCGCGCCGGTGTCGCTGAGGGCCGCATACGCTCTGATGCACGCATCCAAGGCCGCTGTCACCTTGGTCGAAAATTGCGCGTAGAAATTCTCCATCGCTCGCACGGGAGCGCGGCTGCCGGCCAACCGCACAATCGCCGCTCGCTCGCTACGCACCAGCTGCCGCATCCGGTCCACGATCAATTCACGGTGAGCCTCGATGGCGACATCTTGCCTGTCAGCTCGCACGGCAGTCTTCTGCTCGGTCGTGGTGTTCGGATTCTCGAACGTGTCGCCGCCGTCCACGGTGTTAAGATTGAAGGTTTTGCGCGCCTCGTTCTGCGTGATGATTTTCGCTGCGCGCAGCTTGGTGGCGACGTCCGCTTGCGTGCTGAAATCTCCCTGGATCAGCGCGCCAGTGTTATGCTCACAATACCACCATCGCTTCTGTTCGACGGCGCGCAAGAGTTTCATTTGACATTCAGCTTCCCACCGCGCGAACCAGCGCATGAGCGTTTGCGACACGTAGGCTCGTTCCTCGGCCTCGACTGAGTTGTACGACAATCTGGAGTCACTCCCCAGTTTATGCGGCGGGAGGCCTAGCCACGACGCGATCTCATCGCGCTGAAATTTGCGCGTTTCGATGAATTGCGAATCTTCGTTGGACATCGACAGCGGTACCACGTCGAGACCGCCGGTCGCCAGCGCCGGTCGGCTTGGGTTAGCCCCGTGCCGATCCTCCCACTGGTTCAGCAGCATGTCGGCGTCCGGCTTATCCAGCCGGCCAGGGTACCGCAGCACGACCGACGGGCGCGCATCATTGCGGAAGTGTCGCGCGCCATGCTGTTCAGCGGCCAAGCCGAGGCCGAGACTGTTTTTCGCGTAACTGAATACGGAATAACCGCTCAATCCATCCCAACCTAGTCCCTTCACATGTAAAATGTCGTCAGTGTGGTAAATTCGTTCGGTGCCATCCGTCGCGCGAAAAACGTAGTTGACCCGTCCACTTGCATCCCGCTCTGGCCAGATCTGGTCAGGCATGATCGGTATCAGTTCTTCAGCAGTGATGCCCGCTCTAATGATCGCGGCATAGCCATTGCCCCAAGTCAGCGCATGGGCTTGCATGGTTTCGCGTAGCGAGAAGCTGGACATGTATCGATTCGCACGCATGTTCAGCAATCCATACGCCTCGTGATCCCGACGTTTCCTACGATCATCATCCGTCTTTCGCTCGTAGATATCCAGCGACACGCGAGCCACGTCGCCGCTAATGATCGAGACGCCTTGAAACCATGGGGCAAATGACAATGCCTTGTCAGCGGTGATTGCAATGCCGGATTCGCTCCGGTTTCCGCCGCCGATGTATTCAAGAAACCAATCAGCCGGCGCGCTCGTCGTACTGTCGTAGACACCAGGTATGTGGGTCATGACCACCAGCTGCGTCGTGATCTTCCTATCCATTCGATCATCCCTCAATAGATGGCTGGAGTGCCGATCTGTTCGTGATGGACAATGCCGGCGTAGGCCATCAGCACCGCGACCATCGCATCAATTTTCTGCCACCCAGTGCCCTTGTCCGGCATCCATAGGTCGCGACTGTCACGGCGAATTGTCACGTTTCGCGCCTGCCAGTCCAGACACGGATTCCTGCCGTGCCGCACCTGACGAGCTTTCAGCCGCCGCAAGAATTGCCTAATCGGCTCGTTGTAGCTTCGCGAAGTTTGGGCGAATTCATACACCTCCAGTCCCCACACATTTACGAGCCGCTGCCCGAGTTGACCGGCAAACGTCGGGTCCACGGCCCAGTTCATGATTCGCGTTCCGCCGCGCGAGATCTGTACTATCCTGTCTTCGATCGCTGTAAAGTCCACCGCGTTGCCGGCGTGCTCGATCAGCCACCCGCCGTCGATCCAGCCGGCTACTTCAGACGTCGCTAACTCACGCGACCGATCTTCGCACGTGTATGACTCCGCCCATACGCGGACTTCGTCGCCAGATTGCGACACGATCGCAATCGCCGCCCAGTCATCGCAGCGCCCCAGGTCCACCGCGCCGAAGGCCAGGTCACCATGCATCATGTCGTCCACGGCGCAAGCATGCCACAGCTCGGGCAGAATGGCTCGCTCGTGACTGGTGGTTTTCAAGTTGCAATGATACCGCATGAAGGCGTTGTGCGCTGTCGGCTTGGCCTTGGCCTCGGCTGCCTGTTCCTTGAGGTACTGCTCGGACACGCTCACGCCTAAATTTGGGTTCGCCTTGATCCATGTGGTCTCGTCGTACGGATCATCGTCCGCGTCCAGGCACGCAATGTAACTGAACAGCACATCCGATACCACGTCACCGGTCTCCACCGACTCGACGACTCGGGTAGCGTATTCCAGTTCCTCCATCCAAATGTTGGATGTATCGTCGCCGGCTGTCGTGATGATCACTTCCAGTGGCTGTGTCCGCGACGCACCACCCGTGCTCATCTCGTCATGAAGGTTGCGGTGCCTGTCTCGCCATGCGTGCAGCTCGTCCTTGATCACGCCATGCGGGTTGAATCCTGATTGGTCGCTGTCGCTTCCTAGCGGCCGAAACGTTCCGTCGTTTCGCGTCACGGTGATCGCTTTGGTGAGCACTCGGGCTTCGCGCGACAGGTCGAGTGACCGCCTCACCATCCGTTTCGCCTCTTCGTGAATAATCCGCGCTTGGTCCTCTTTGGTGGCCACGACGTACACTTCGGCACCGCCCTCGAGCGGATCATCGAACATGGTGAGCAGCAGGCCTAACGCCGCGCACAGCGTACTCTTACCGTTCTTCCTAGCGACGGACACGAACGCCTTTCGGAATCTCCTGGTCATGTTGTCGCGCCGCCTCCAGCCGAACACGCACCATAAAATGAACTTCTGCCAAGGCTGCAGCTTCAGCAACTCGCCTGCCCACTTGCCCTTGGACTGCGGGCATAGCTCCACGAATGCGATCGCCTCATTGGCGTATCGTGACCGAAAGATGAAGGGATAGTCGACCGCCGCGGCGGACGCTGACAGATCGGTTACGTGCCGACGGACCGCCAACCGCACGAGTCGGCCTGCCGTCGTGTCGCCAGACTGCACACCGTCGATGTAACCCTGCACATCGGACGAGTGATCCACTAATGCGATCATGCGTTTCGGCGAGCCAGCAGTTCGTCCACTGCCGATCGCCGTTCCTCTACATTGACCCGCAGCCTTGCCCTGTCCGCAGGAGTCAGGCCGAATTTGCCCGCAGTCTCGGCGAACCTCTGCCAAGCCAAGGAAGCCGCCGCCTGCACATGCCGATACGCCTCGTCCAGCACTGCTGTTTTTGCCAGTCGATTCGCCAGCCGGCGGTACTCGTCGTACCACCGACACATCCCAGCCAACACTGCCGAGTCGCACTCTCCAGCCCCGGCCTGTGATACATGCGACTCGATGTCGTCCCACAACTGCGACCCGTATCGCCCGAGGTCCGGGGGTCGCACGGGCGAGCCTGGCGCTATGGGCTGGAGCCCATGCCGATCAGGTCGGTATGTCCCCTGCCTCACATGCACCGTTGCGGGCTTAGGCGGACGCGGCATACCCTACCTCACAAGTAGTAAACCCGGAAATGACAAAAACTCGACGGCGGGGCCGATCGGTCAGGAAGCGTGCCTATCCCGAAAACCAGACACCCCTGGAGGGGGACTGGGTGTCCCGCACTATTCGCCTCTCGCCGTGCGGCGATCATGACACACACTACACAACACCCTAACTGCCGTCGGGTCGAGCCGTCGGTCCGGATTGTTCCTGATCTTCGCAACGTGGTGCACATCCCTCCCTGGTACCGCACGCCCCTCGGCTTGACAGTCCTCGCACAGCGGCCGTGCTGCCAAAATGGTCTGGCGAAACCGCTGCCACGTCCAGTCGTACCCGCGCTCACTCGTCTTACCACGGCGATCAACCTGCCGCTTCTGCACGCACACACATGCGTGTACAGTGAATCGCCCACACAGCTGACATCTACGCTTTACTGCTGTCGCCATGCTCATCGCGCCTCTATGGCCCACGACCTCTCGCCCCAGTGCCGCACACCGACTGCGCGCGTGCACATCACCTTGCCGCCGAGGCGCTGGACCTGCATTGAGAATCCCCAGTCCTCGCTGATTACGAGCGGCCTTGGTTTCCCCGGATCGCTCCAGTCGATGCGGCTAGCGATCTCGAAGTACACCTGTCGCGCCCACGGCCGATCGAGCCGGCAAACCCAACATCCCGTGTTCGCGCACAGCACGCCACCTTGACCGCTCACGCGTCGTACGTCCTCGGCGCCGAACGTCCTTGGAAGTTGTTCCAGATGCTCGTGCGTGAGCCTGTAGGTAGCCGCGCACTGATCCCGGGCGATCGCCACGCTGTATTGGTGATCGTCGTTCTTAATCGGCACAACGGCCGACATGATGTCCGCCTGGTGCTTGTCGAGTTCATCGAGCAGCGTATCGACCCAATACCGATCCGGTCCGATGTCCGCGTGAAGCATTGCCCAGATGTTCGCGCCAGACGCCAAGCCGGCGCACCACAGCATATTGAACCCATGAGCCAGCAATGAGGACGTGTGACAGGCAACCGCAGCCGGCCGGCGAGATGCGTACACCACGCCCGTCATCGCGTGCATTGACACGCGACCGTCGTACGTCGGAACAGCGAGAAACACCTTGTCGTCCATCGATCAACTTTCTCCGCGATACTGAGCGACACAACTGATCCGTCTAAACACCGACCCTGACACGCTGATCTCTAGGTAGTACACCGTGTCGTTAGTGAGCGTCCCTGACACCGACGAGTCCATCGTGCCTCGATAGTTCCCATCGCTGGCTGCCACGTAGGGCATGCTGATCGCTGACGCACCAGTCACCGCGACTCCAGCGGCAGTCTTCAGCGTGTATGTCATCGTCGCGTCGTTGACGTAGGCGTCGGTGATCGCGTTCTTCAGACCCGTCATCTGGATGGCGAGGTCTTCGCCGATGTATAGCGATAGGCTCATGTCAGGGTTCCCACCGTGCCCGTAAACTGTTTATCAACCGACGCGCTGCCGGAATACCAGGAGGCCATGTCCACGCTTCCCGCGATGCAGCCGTAGACGCTCGCTGTCCCGCCCCACCATCCCGCCGCCGTTACCTCGCCACTATTGACCGCCCAGACGCTCACCGTCCCGTCGTAGACGCGAACCGGAATGCCAAACCGGCCGAGACTGAGTATCCACCGAAGCCATCGCATGCCATGCTCCTACGTCGGATCAATCGCCGTGATCGGGCTTGCTCCCGCATCCGTCGTCACCACCCCCGTCCAGGCCGGTGTCGCGTCATCCTCCTCCATCACGGTCAGCGTGCCGCCGCCCTCCACCACCACCTTGTTCCGCAGGATGCGAAGCGCGTTGAGCACGCTCCTGGCCGCTTCTCCCGACACGGAGTTCCAGTCCCGGCACAAAATCGCGTCCGCGATCTGATTCGCCGTGGTGGCGTCAATGGCACCATCCGACACGACCGACGCCAAATCGCCGCAGCGGTGGATGCTCGTGTCGTCGCTCATCAGGACGTGGTAGCCCGCAATCGCCGTCCCGCTCAGCTTCACGATGCAGTTGTGCAGCCCCGACAGCCCCTCGGCGACGGTGAACTCGTACAGACCTTTGCAATTGGTCTTCTCAGTACAGGAGTCGCCCGCGCCGTTCGCAATCACGTCGCTACCATGCGGGTAGAGTTCCGCCGTGAGTGTCAATCCTGACGGGCCATAGAACTGGACTGGTGCATCGGCCATGTTACTTGCCCTCCAGGATGTCCCACGCCTGCCCGGTTATCAGCGGCGTGTACTGAGACTCGCCCACGATGCGCTTGATGAGCGAGACCTCGTCGACGGTCAAGTCCACCGGCGACTGTGCGCCGTGGAGCTTGCGCATCAACGTGTACCGTGTATACTTTTCATCGCCAGACATCTTGTCCGATGGCTGCAACAGTGCCGAGACAACGACACGCTCCAGCGTCAAGGCGTCCACCGCATCACCGGCCAGCTTAACGGGGATGTCCCCTCCGTCGAGATCGCAAATCTTTGCGGAGAAGTCGATGGTGGGCATTACGGGACGATCTCGTCGTAGGTGATGTTGGAAAACTCGGTCGTGACCTGCTGATTGGCCTCCATCTGCTTTGCTTGCTGAACTTCTGACAGCCTGGTCATCTTGCCGCTACCGATCAAATCCTGCAAGATAGCCTTGGCGACGAAGTCCTCCACTGGGACGGGGTTTGGGATGACAGGACTGTTCTCTGGTGACACCGGCAGGGCCGGATTGAACGCCGGATTCATGATGTTCGCGGTGTACCCGTACCGCTGCGACAGAGCGTTCTTCACTAACGCCTCTTGCGCGTTGGTGAAGTTGGCTTTCCAGGCCTGGTCGAAAATCGTGATTTTCAGAGCCGCCATTGGGATATTCCTTACGCCGAAATAGTCTGCTTGGTAACGTACGCCCCTGATTCGCGGCGCTCCATGAGGAGGTTGTTCCCGCTGCGGATCATCCGCCATGTCCCATCGGTGGTCGGGTTCCCCAGGTAGAACGCCTTTGCCGCGTCCACTGCAACATCGCCCGCGAACTGGAAACAGTCTTCATCCTCCATCCACGTCACAACTCCATCGTTGGTCTCTCCGTCGAACGTCAGCGTGTAATCCACGCCCGCCGCACCGTTGCCGATAATCACATTACCGGCGACCTTCATTGCGCCGCTTCCTACTTCCTTGGGATTTATGATCAGGTTCGTTCCATCGTAATAGATGGACACATCGCTATCGACACCAAAGAGCAGCTTGTTGTTGTCGGCTCGTCCCAACACCGTTTCGACAGTCGAGCTATTCCCCAGCACGACCTGATTGCTCTTGCTCGTGTACGTCGCGTATCCAATCGCCATGGACGACTGGGCATCGATCTTCTGGGAGGGGTTGTTTCCGGTGGAGTGCCCAATGAAGATGTTCCCCGTTCCGGTCGTGATGGACCGACCAGAACTTGAGCCGATGGCAATATTCTGCCCGCCAGTCGCGGTCAACAATGACGCATATCCCATCGCGAAGCAATCACCAGCCGTCGTTAAAGCGTTTCCAGCGAATGTACCAATTCCAACATTGTAAGATCCGGTAGTCACGTTAGGCAGCGAGGAAGCACCAAACGCTGCATTGTAGCTGCCGGTCGTGAGATCCTGTAGCGCGTACTTGCCCACCCCCGTGTTGCCGCCAGTTCCGGACGTGGTCTTATTCCCTGCTTCCGCGCCAAGAAACAGATTAGATGTTCCAATCGACCCCAAAAGTCTTGCGGTGTCGAGAAATACCGCGCCCGTTCCAACTTCCTTCGGATTAAGATACAAGTCGGTCCCATCGTAGTAGATCGACGAGTCCTTCCCCGTGCCAAACAACATTTTGTAGCCATCATCCAGCAGAGCATTTCCCGCCACCACATGGAGCTTCTCGCCAGGATTATTCGTCCCAATGCCGACTGGCTTGTTGACGTACAGCCCATTGGTCGCATCCCATGTCAGGTTCACGTCGGTCTTTTGTAGGCCGTTGGCGTTCGACCAATGAATGGCATTGGCAGTGCCACCGATGTAGGGCGTGTTTTCGATGGGGGCAAGAGGTAACATGTGTCATTCCACTCATGTATTCAGAATCCGCTCCATCTCGGCCAGGTGCGGCTCGATCTTGCTTCCCAGCATGGGCAACTCGCTGTCGATAACCTGTCTGCACATCCGACAGTGCACGAGAGCCGCTTGTCGCAACTGACACAATTCGTCGCTAGACTCATGGACCGCGCTTCCCACCGTGCGAATCGCTTCCGCATGCTTCTCGCACAGACCCTGCTGCATCAGTTCGCGCGTCTCCAGTCCCGCCAAAAACTTGTCGTTGGTCGCGACGAACCGATTGGCCAGTCTCCATGCGCCGACAAGAAACACGGCGATGATCGAAGCCAGCACGCCATTCTCGAATAGCTTTTCAATGGGCAGATCCATGTAGAGCACCTCTCACATCTCGCAGGCAGGACAGTTGGGCAGGCCGCCTAGTACGGGTGAGGCCTCACCGCGCAGGCCCAATATCTTCGGGGCCAGCACGATAGCTTCGTCGATGCACTCTGACATTGACTTGTCACCGCGCGTGAAAATTGCGGCGGCAAGCAGGCCGACAGTGAGTTGCTTTTTGTCGCGGTCTTGAAGGCCGGTAATGACTTCCATTTGTCAGTCCTTATTCATGAGTATTGCGAAATCAACGGGCGTGATGGGAATCGAACCCATCGCAACAGGATTGAAAGCCCGCCGCAGCGCCTTGCTGCACCACGCCCAGGCGGTCATTCGACCAGCCACTCATTGATTCGGGTCGATTCCATCGGACCAATGAACCTCGCTAACTTCTTCACGATTTCCTGCCGCGTCACCGGCGTTCTTGTAACAGGTTCGCACGCCTTGTACGGCAAACCCTTCACATAAGCAAGACACAGATGTGCTACCCGCGCCTCCTGCCTTACTCTCCATTGTCGGTGCCACGTCAGACTCGCTTTGATTTCCGGGTATTTCGTTCGCTTGACTTCCTGCCGGATGAATCGTGCTTCGGCGGCAAGCGACTTCACATTGACTCGTAGCTGATGAATTGCTCTCTTGCGATCTATGTCTTTATTATCCATTTCCTTGTCCTCGAATGAGTGGTGATGAAATACATTGCAATTCATTCGAGGTCGTTGGCGATCTACATTCACGTCATAGCTATGCTCCGGTGTAGAGAACGGTCGAAATGAAACCATATGCTTCGTCCGGCACGGCCTTGCTGCCGGTTAACACAATCACGTCGGACTCGTTGTGGGAGTTGTGCAGCAACCACTCCAATTTTCCATCAGCCGCCATCCTGATCCCGCACAACTCAACGGCATGCGACCACCAGTTCCACGCGCCGTAGATCGTGCGCCCGTAGCAATGCGTGGAAATGCAATGCTGAGTCATTGCACTGCTACGAAGATCCCAAACTTTATCGAGCCGGTACTTCGCCCGCTGGTTGACTTCCTCCCAATACTTCTTGCTGCGATTGGTGGAGTTGACTTCTGCCCAGTCCTTGGCCGGGCAGACGCCCTGTTCGCGAGCACCTTTGATGTACGACTCCAGGTAGTTCCCGCTATTGCTCCAGTTCACGAGGTAACCCATGCTGACCGGGGCTAATAATTGCGTGTCCTTGTCCTCGCAGGCGCGGGTGGTCATCATGCAGCCTGTTCCTGACCAAGTCCAGCAATTTGACGAGATTAGGACAGACCCGTTCCTTCTGGTAATCAGGGTATGATTCGGCACGGTCGCACAGTAGACGAGTCCCTTGTAATGCTCCTGCTCGATGTGTTTGCGACGGTCGATACAAAGTCGATCAGTGTCGCTGACAACAAGAGTGCAATTCGGCCGTCCGTTAATCGCCTTACCATCCTTCATTACCGAAGTGCGTGCAGGTCGCCATGATGGAGTACTGCGCTTTCCGACACGTAACAACAGTTCCTGCAAATCGGCAACGATGTGCTTGCTGCTAGAGTAGTACATACTCATCGGCTTGCTTGCCGCTTGGTCGCCGTACCATGTCAGAAAATGCTTGATCTGACGCTCGCTTAACCACTTGAATAGACCTGGAATTTGCTTCGTGGCGGCATCAATAATCTCGTCCCTATAGCAATGCTGCTTGATCCAGGTCCATAACGCGTGAGCACTGAATCGCGTCCACACTCCGCTTCGCGACTTTGTTTCTGCAAATCCGCACCGCGATGCCAATCTTGCAACTGACTCGTATCGCTCATCAAAACAACAGAAGCTTACCCAGCCTCGTGTACTCTCAGATGCTCCAATGTATCCATCAGAAAGAATCAGGGCGATCAGGGAAATGAAGTCATCGCCGTCGTATCGCCGATCCCCAGGCACCTCCAGTGCGACGATATGTGTTCCGAGAAATCCACTCGGCGCATGCATGAATCCGCTGTACCAGCCAAGATCGGCAGCACGAACGAAGTTGTACGCGGTTGACAGGGACCGAGTCCTGTCATCGAACCTGCGAACGTACATCATGTGATCCGGCGTCACCCGAAAGTCGAGCCTTCGGTTCGTGCTGCACACAAGATCGCCATCATATTCGTAGACATGCTTCTGCGTGGGAAACTGAAATTCCATTGCATGCGTAAAGGGGTTGACAGTGGCAAGCAAATCCCTCCAGTTGTAATCCGGCCACAACTTCCAGCCGCTTGACGTTAACACCTCGGTGTCAGCAGGAGCGCAATACCCCAACCCATCCTGGCTATACCGCTGCCCGACCGGGCACCACGTTGCTTGCATGTGGTAGATCGGCATATTCTTCTGTTCATGCGCCAGCTTCAGCGCGTCGCCATAATCGCTCGGCTGGATCAGCACGTCCGGCACCGACTCGATTGGCGTCAGTCCGATTTCGAACGCCTCGGCCGAACCGTAGACCGTTCGGCGGGGCCAGACCTCAGGGAATGCCGGGACGGCCTTCTTTGCGAGCAATGCCGCAACATCCTCGCGGTTGTCTGTGTCATATGCCAACAGATTGTCGCTGGTCAAGATGGGCATTTCATTTGCCCTCCAGAATTGTCATCAACCCCGCTTCGTCTGCGGGCAACGGATAGTCGGACACGGGTCCGCCCGACACGGGGCGGATGGCGAGCCTAGGGAGACTGTCACCCTGAACCGACTTGGTAAACTCGGCCAAAGATCCCCCGGACGTACCGATAGCCGCCTCCTCCAGAATTTCCAGTACTTGATGCCCCTGGCTGACAAGCTTCTGTCGCAGCGCGAGGCTTATCAGTAGGCTTCTTTGGGCTGCTGGGTAGTTGTCGAGTTGGTCGGCCTGGTAGAACATCACGATTTGGTACTTGTCGCTTGGCGGAGGTGGCGGAGGGGGGACGGGGCCAGGGTCACCTCCCAGGACCTCTATGACCGCGCTGTACTGGTACTGTCCGAAGTCAATCAGCACTGGGAACGTCTCGGTGCCGACGGTCACATCTTTCGTCAGTACCCAGATGCCCAGTGCGACCAGCACATGCTTTCCCGGTGGTGCCCACAGATGATAGACGCCCGGCTGCGGTCCTGGCTCGATCATCGCGGTGGTGGACGTGAACGATCCGCGCATCTTCGCACCATCGGGTACGTCATCGACCGAGACGACCGCGACGATGGGTTTGTGGTCCTCAATTTTGCTCGGCACAGTGATGCCGCCCCATGCCGCTACGGCCAAACAAGCCCACGCGGCGATCGCGGACAGGATTGCGACCGCGACCGAAAATCGCAGCTGTTCTCTTCGTCGGCGTCGCATGGTCATTCTCCGACGAAGATGGCGATAATGGCCAAGATGATCTCGAGGATGACCTCCCAGTTCTCGATGAACCAGTTCAAGAGGTCGATCCAGTCGCCAGCGTAGACGCCGCTCGGCGCGGCGGTCGCAGGCAGCACGCCGCCCGCCACTGCCAGCGCGGTGATCTGCCGCTCGAGATCCTCCCGCTTGGACCGCGGCAACAGCACCATGCGGGCGCGGATGCCGACCCGCTCTGAGAGTCCGTGGCCGACGGCCAGCATGGCGCCGCCGACGGCCTTATCAAGTGTGTAGTTTGGTCGGAACACAATTCACCTCCTCAGAATGTCCCACCCCAGTCGCCCCGGCTCCCGGCCCGTCGCCGGATGGTGCGCGACCGCGAATGCACTGGTGGTTGTCCAGTCGCCGCCAGAGGCGTGGACCGGGTCGCCGGAGCGGGAGGTGAGATGAAACGAAAAACGCACGTCGCCGACGATCGGCGCGCGCGTGCGTGAGTTTCGGGATGTGAGTCAACAAAAAAACGCATGGCGGTCCACCTCGGGACCACCATGCGAGTGAAAACCGTGTCAGTTTGTCAATGCGGAATCAGGCAATCTTCCGCGGGCGCCCTGGCCTCCGGCGATCCGGGCGCCGCACGCCGAGGGCGGCTGCCGCACGCCGGACCTCCGCTGCCCGCCAGAGCCATCGCTCGATGGCGGGGTTGCGCGGGAGAGTACCCCTCGCCGCGTCGAGGGCGGCGAGCAGCTCTGGGCTGATCTCGAGGAGGATGCGCTTCACTCGCGCTCCTCCCCCGGCTCCGACATGTCTCCAGCGGAGACTATCAGTCGTCCGCTGGTGTACCGGCCGCCCGGTACACACTCATCCGGCACCCAGTACAATGCGCGGCCCGCCCGAACTGCACCGGCACGAATCAACGCGCGTATGAGGCGCCGGTAGTAGGCCTTGCTTTCCGTCCGATGAATTTTCATTAGTTTCATCTCGCCCACATCCTGCCGGCCCCGCGTGGGGGCCGGCGTAAATGTCACTCGAGCGAATCGACTTCCTCCGCCGTCAGGTTGCTGCCGACAGGCAGCGTATCCATGTCCTCCTGCGAGGGGCAGCGTACCGCCCCACCGTCTGCCCACACCATGCACAGGGTCCCGTCAGCATCGTAGCGGATGACTTCGCCGCCCGTCGCTTCGGTATACGCGGCTTTTGCCGCTTCAACCGCCGCAGTCCACTCCTCTTCGTCGTCGCGGTCGATGCCAATGGTGGCGAGTTCCATCGCCAGCACGTCGCCATCTTGCCCGTCGAGCCCGGTCCACCGTCGGTCTAGACCCTCCGCGATTGTGTCACGGGCTATGGCCCGACCAATCTTCGCACCAATTTCCATCACTTCGCTAATGTCCCAGTTTTTCATCTCACCCACCTCCTGCCGGTCCCGCGTGGGGGCCGGCGATAAACTCAGTCACTCGACCGTGTCGATTGGCACAGGACGCCATCCACCACGGCGTAGACCGCCCCATCGGCGATCATGACCGCGACGTGCGGCCACGCGCCGAGGTGGTGCCGGTGCGGATCAAGATTGGCGATCAGGTCTCGCCGGTCGCGCAGCATTCGCGCGGCGGAGGCCGGCTCAATCCTTTCCAGCTCGTCCGCCAGTCGCCGCGCCTGCCCCAGCATCACAGCCGCTGCCTCGCGGCGGACGGCGGAATCATTGCTGTAGTGTCCGATCAGAGTCCAGTCGTCCGGCATGGACCGGATGCCATCAATCGTCGCACGCACCGCAGCAGCCAGCGTCACTTCCTGTCTCATCTCACTCACCTCCCATACTGTGTTTCGTTTCCCCTCGCCACTGCCCTAAGTATATATAGTATTTCGTCCCGTGCAAGCCCTTCTCGCCATAATTCTATATATTTTTTCAAAATATTGTCCCTGCACGCCCGTACACCTATTCCCGCCCCCGCAGCTCCTCAATCCGATCCTCCGCCCGCCGCTCCCGCCACCACGCCAAAGCCGCATCCCGGATCACCGCCGCCACCGTCACCCGGTGCAGATCCAGCCGCCGGGCGATCTGGCGGTGGCCCCATCCCAGTGACAGCAGCTCAAGGATGCGGCCGCACTCGGCCTCAGTCACAGGTCGCCCGCTCGTCATTCGCTCCCTCCTCCGTGCCGCCGATACAGTCATCAGCGTCCTTCCCAGTCCCGCCGCACCATCGGCATGGCACGAGTCCGGCCGACGGAGCCGAGTGCGGCGTGTACATGCGATCCCACAACACGCCGCGCCAATCGGCAAGCCAACCACTGCCCCTGCATGCCCGGCACTCCATCACTCACCCGCCTCCATCACCCGTGCCGCCTCCTCGTCGATGTCGTCGCGACACCGCTCCCAGTCCTCGGTTTCATCGTAAAACTCTTCCATTGCGGTGCGCCTCGCGCTCGCGCCGCAGCTGCCCCACCTCCCGCAGCAAGCACGTCGCGCACTTCCCATCCGCGAGGATGTCGCAGTCGGACCAATGGGCCTTACACGTCCGACATTGTGCCATGGATTCGTCACTCATCGCCGCCACCTTCGCTTACACGGTCGTCTAGCCGATTCCAGAACGCCGCCTCTTTATCCGACTGCCACACGGGGGAGCATAGCTGTCGCAAACGCGCGATCTCGCTGCGAGCCTCTCTCAGGTCGGCTTCCCGGTGGCCGCACTCGGTATTCAGCTTGCTGTTTTCCAGCTGCAGCCGCTCGATCTCGCGATCCCGTGCCGCGACACGCAAACGTAGGCATGCAACGCATGTCTGGCTAAGCTGCTTATCCAGGGCGTGGATACCACACGCAACGTCACTCATCCCCGCCTCCCGCCTTCGCGGCCTCCTCCGCCGTGAAGCTCATTTTGTCTCCCGGAACCGGCATGACGGTCATGCCATCGAAGCCCATCTTTCTGCCGAGACTACACCACGCCGCGTTTGCGTTCTCCTGTGGCGAACGAGGCACGACTCCACCGATCACCATGTACGGCACCGGACGACACGCGTCCAACAACTCAGCAAACTGCTCGTCAGTCAATCGAAACATTTTTCTCGCCATCACTTAAATCCTCCGTCGCCTTCGCGGCCTGCTCAAACCACAGTTGCGTCAATAACCATGGCTGCCAATTGTTCTCGTCCGCGTCCGGTCGGCAAATCGTCACCGCGCCCCGCAATAACTGGCGACACTTGGCCAATTCATCGCGAAGTTGCTTGATCTCGGTGTCACGTTGCGAGATGAGATTACACACCTCCGTCGCTTCAGCTCGTGATGAAAAGTACATGCGACGATCATTAACTTTCAACACCCATGCGTCACCGCCCGCAGAATCTAATTCCATTTCGCTATCCACCCCCCACCTCCTGCCGCCTTTGCGGCGTCATGCCGAAGTCACTCATCTTTCACCTCCGCCATCTCCGCCGCGCACAGCGGTGTCAAGTTGCGCTCTTTGCCGGAAAGAATCTCCTGAGTTTGTTGGTCGAACTGAAGCAGCAGCGCGGCGTTTGCCTTGCGTCGCGCGGTCTCGTGCTCCTCATCCACCCATTCACGCTCGGACGGCCACGATTGCAGATGACACGAGAACCACGCCGCTCGCATGTGGATGAACAGGGCTTGCAGCCGCTCCACCTCCGCCATCGCCCGCCGAAAGATGCTGTCCGGCAACGGCTCGCCGCCACATTCAACAAGCCACGCCTGAAGCTTGCGCTCGTTGTCGGCCAGGTTTGACAATACATTGTCACTCATCGCATCTCCCTCGCTTTCTGGCTCAACACCGCCGCGTCATACCACGAGAAGCTCAAGTCCTTCCGCATCGCAAACCGGCCGAAGGTCCGCAGGAGTTCGATGCGATGTCGGTCATCGAAAATAAACACGTACCGCTCGCCGCCTTTCAGGAGGCACAATCGCCGCGTGTCGGTCGTCACCCTGATCATGTTTTCGCCCTCCTGTTCCGGCCGCGTCGATGTCCGTCCGGATGGCCAACGGCCGGTACGGTCCACTCGGCCGCCATTGTCCCGGCTTTCTGCTTTCGTTGCTCTTCATCATGCGCGGTCCAGGTGGCCTGAATCTCGCGACAAGCCGCCGCGATCTCGTCGGGTGAGGGCGTGTACACACAGTCGCAGACCGGGCACCGCGTGCCGGCCACGTGCCATTCGCCGCAACCGCACTGCACCCGATCGGGATCGACGATCTTGGCCTCCGGACAAAGCAACGCGCCGAAGCGGCCACTGCCGGGTGTGAACGCGTCGCGGGTGTCAATGGTTTCAACCACGACTTACCTCCTATACTCCGCACATTCCAGCGCACTCGTCCTGCCACAACAGCAATTGACCAGGGCTATCGCGTTCGATGTTGGCCCGGTCCAGCGGCACGCAGTCGCGGTGAATGAACACATCGCCCCGTCCCCCGCCGCACTTGCGAATAGCGGCATCAAACGCCACGGCATCTGCCCATTCATCCGGCGACTCGTCCCGCAGCTTCCGCCATTCACTATCGTGTTTGAACGGACATCCGATGCACGCGGACCTCGGTGTGTTCACGCCGCGTGCCGCCAGCCATTCAATGCACGCCTGCCGCGTCATGCGATGTTCGGTCAGCGGGTAGTAATTGACCGTGAACCTGTTTGGGTCGCGCGCCATCCGCTGCATCTCGTCCAGCGAAATACCGTACCATTGCCGCACCGTTTTTTCCTGCGGCCCATGCTGTCTCGGCTTCAGGCCCAGAATGTCGCGACGGATGAACCGCTCAATCGGCGTGATCTTGTACTCTTTGGTGCATTGCCGCCGAATCATGCCGCTCTCACCGTTGGCCTTGCCGGTGAAATACGGCATAGACGCCCAGCGGTGGCCATTCATTTTCGCGCCACGCACCTGCGACAGCAACGCATCGTCCTTGATATTGCCCTGCCGCACGACATGAATCGTCGTCAATGTCTTCAGCCACTCCAAATGCTGGTAGACCGCCCTCGGCTCCCAACCGGTATCGGCAAAAATTACATAGTCCAACTTCGGCAGGAGACCTTCCAGCGACATCAGCAGCACGGTCGTCGACTGCACGCCCGCACCGAGACTCAGCACTTCGATCATGTCAGCCTCCCCACATAGTCCCACTGCGTGATGAGCGGCGCGCCCAGATCAGCCGCCAGTCGGACCCATGCCGACACGGCTTCCTGGCTGATTTCCTCGCGCCGCCGGTAGACCGCGA